CCTTTGAGACGACCCCCCACCGATAGTGAAATCAAAATCTCGTGTTTGTCCGAATCTCATCTTAGCCTCTGTTACCCTTTGTACTTATTGTAAGCGTCACGGAACTCGGCCCACTTGCCGCCCTCGCCAAACTTCTTGTCCATACCTGCACCAGCAATCTTCATCCCCGCATCGAGCTTAGCTCCACGAAGTAACTCGTTGTTCTTGGCTTTTTCTAGAGTGCGGTTAGTACCGATGTTTGTAAGCAGAGACATTGCGTCCGCTGAAGCAGCGCTTTGGCCCTGTGCAGAACCTACAGCTGCCGTCCCACGTTTATTTTGTATATCAAGTGCACCTGCAGTGGCTTGCCCCAGAGTCGACTGATATGCGCCAGAAAGATCACTCGCTGTGCCGCCCGCATCTTGTGTAGCTGCGTAGCTAGGCGTCGATGTCAGTCCTTGCATCACATCAGCGTTTCCACGCCCGCGCGCTAAGTTCTTAATGTCGTCGCTTAGAGAATCTTTCAATTCCTGAACGTTCAACGGTGCGTAGTTCTCGTTAAAGAACTCTGCTTTTTCAGCCGCGATTCGCGACTCAGCTTGCTCAGCAGCGGATGCTTTGTAATCTTGCTTCTTTGGTTTGCTTCCCATTACACATCTCTCGTATAAACAATAGTGTCGATCTTCCAACCCTGTTCTAAAAAATACTCTCGTAGCTCAGGTACTGCTGACCGTGTTTCTATATTTATGTAGCCTTGCTCTCTCGCCTGCGCTACAAAAAAGTCCTGGTGCTGGGCTACGAGGTTCATTCCTCGCTTCTTCGCCCAAGCCAGCCAAAGCAACATAGTTCTCTGGCCGGTGAATGCATCTGTCTCACCTGTAGTGACTACGAAGCCATCTGCTGTAGTCCAGAGCGTTGCTGCTCCAACCTCGCATGCTGCGTACACATCACCTGCTGTAAACGTCAGCATTGGATTCGCATCCAAAATCTCTTGTATCGCCGGTAACACCCAATGTGCATTACAGGTGATATCTGTTTCGACGGGGTTACTATCCGCCCCGACCGTATCTATTTCGTCTAGCCCGCCAAGCGCCAGCTGTACTGCCTCCATACTTCACCTTCCTAGCCACTGCGGTATCGGCATTGCGCGACCTGCGCTCTGCTTCCTCAATACCATTGGTAAATAGCTGCCCATACACTCCAGCAGTCTGAAGGTCAGACCACTCTTTGTTGGGCATTCGTAGTAAACGGAACAAAGCTCCGTTGACGATTGTGTCTCGGTAGTCGTTCATTACCGCGTCATCACAAGCTGTGCTGGTGTGAGTAGGGCGCAGTACTGCTCTAAGAATCGTGCTGCTTACACCAGTAGTAGTGGGTATTGGTACTAACAGGAAAGTCGAAGAGGTGTACTGAACAAAATACTCAGGTACGCCATTGCCTTCTCGCCACTTTGGTATCCGCTGCTCTAGCAGAGTAGTGGTTATAGGCTCAATATCTTTTCCCAGGTGTGTAACCCACAGCACTTTTTGAACCGACGTACCCGAGGGTGGCTCGAGGTCGTATTCAAAAATGTTAGCCACCGTAGTAACGGGGTCGAGCTCAGCTTGATACGCGTTAGACCGCTGACAAAACTCGATCACAGAGGACCGAATATTGCTCTCGACTAGTGTGTCTGGGCAACCTGGGACCATAGGTAAGATCTCAGGTAGTAGCGCTTCATAAGCAATCGCCATTCATTACACCATTTGGCTAGTAGGTCTGCGTTCCAAGTTTGGGTTAGTCACGGCGTCGAGCTGGCCTTTACCAGCTACAGACTGCGTAAATAACTGGAAGTGACTGTTTGCACGGTCTGCGTTGCCTGCGTACTCGGCGTCCTTCATGTAAGCCATGTACAAAACGTAGTTCATTACTGCGTTCGCGAAGATGTCAGGGATCGACAGGGCTCCGTTCTGGGCAACAGTAGTTGGGTTCGATGAGTAAACAATCTCAAGATACGCATTACCGTCGACGCCAGGGTAAACGTAGAAGTTCCTTGGGTTGCTCTCTTCATACACGTAGTGCTTAACGATAGCAGTGTGTGCTGCATCACCTGAAACAGTAGGGTCGTGCCAATCAGGTGTCTGACTGTTAAGAACTTCTGCATCTACAAGCCGCACTGCGCGCTTACCTGTGCCATTAGAGGCAGCAGACATATTGCGTATTACCTTGAGCAAGCGGTTACCACCAGAAGGGATAGTCTGCTTCGTGCCGGTGACTAGAGTAATGGTCGAGTTGACCGCTGAAGCGTCAGGCTTCATCAAGGCAATCTCGCGCTGGGCATCGTTAATCCATAAAACAAGCTCATTTACGACAGGCCATCTAACGCCTGTAGTGTCTTGAAGTACTGTTTGCGCTCGATCAATTACGCTTTGAACTGTGACTGCCATGATATTTTACCTATGAGTTAAGAATGGATTCCCAAGCGGCTTCTCGGGCATCAGTATCAATTGTCTTACCCATTGCTCTATTAACAGCTGCAGCTTTAGGGTAACCATCTGCTTTAAAGTTTTTTGGATCACCTTCATCCATCATTTTTTCGAGGACGGTGACCAAAGTAGGGTTGGTTTCAGTTGTGGTCACTTCAACAACTTCTTCAAACACCGCTACTTCAGCGTTGACCTCTTCGACGTATTTGTCGTTGTATTCCTTGGCACCCATTTGAATGGCGATTAAGCCAATCTCATCAGCGATTTCTCGAGGAACTCCTGCTTCAAACAAAACGACGGCCCCGCTAAGGGTCGCCACTCGTAAATCTTCGCCACTAACAATCTTCATGATTAATAGTCCTGTTAACTTTGTGGTTTTTGACCTGGTTTTCCACGCCTTGGTGAAGTAGTGCGTGCTTTTTTCGGTTTAACTGCTGCTTTAGTTGGTCGCTTGCCGGTCTTGTTCCAAGCGTTCATATATGATCGCAAAGACATGCCTGTCGCTTTTAGCTGCGAGGCATCTACGTTCGCCATTTTTCGACCGTTGTGGGTAATTGTCTTAGCGGAACCTACACCGAACTTAGATCGCTTAGGCGCTTTTGCCTTTGTGCCCTTAACCGCAGCAACTCCAGCAGGAATCGCCACGGAGGCAACAGTTGCTCCTGTCGCTATTCGCTTACGCCCGCTTCGTATGTTCGCGGCTCTAGCTGAGCGCATTGCCTCGGCATTTGATGCGCGGTTTGCATTGGATCTTCGTGTAGTTGCAGCTTTGGATTTACCACGGACGCCTTTAACGCGCTTGTCGGTAGGCTTCGCGTTTGCCTTAGCTGATTGGATTGGCTTTTTGCTTCCAGCCGCCCCAGAAATTTTATTCTCTGCTGCTTTTACTCGTGCTGCAGCGCCTCTGCCAACACTCTTTGCTTTTGTGCCAGCGCTTTTTGCCTTTGTGCTCGCAGCAACTGCTTGTTGCACGGCTTTTTTTCCATATTTTTTTGCAGCTTGGGTGACGCCAAGTCGACCTATCGCTGCTGCTATTGCTACTAAAGGGAGTGCCATGTCATGTACCTTCTTCTATAAGTAAAAACCCCCTCCGAAGAGGGGGCGCTTGTCTTACTGTGCAGAATCTAAGCAGATAACACCGAAGTCCTGTACAGAGCCACTAATGTCGCTGTTGTACTTAGGCTTACGGAGACCGAAGATCTTGCCTACAGAGATACCA